GGAGCTAAACTTCGTAAAGTTTACCAAAGCGGAGGACGTGCAGAACGAGAAGCCTGGGGCTCGAAATCGCGAAATGTCTTACTCGATATGGGTATTAGCGCCAGGACAATCGGCTACAGTCCTCTCGGTAAGCTATCGAATGCAGTCGGATATCAATATGACAAAGGCAAGCAATCCGTCCGTGTCGGGTGGTTATCAAATTCGGCTAAACGGTTAGGTGAACGTATCGAGGAAGGATACACCAAGCAGATTACGGAGCCTATGCGTAAGAAGTTATTTGCTGCAGGTGTACCGTTACCGAAGGGAAAATCGATGTTCAAAATTCAGCCGCGTCATACTTATGGTCCTATGAAAGCAGCGTTACAGCCTAAGCTTAAACCTTATATCGAGGATAAGATAGGCGACTACGCTATATATGGACCGGCAGCACAATCTGCATCTCGACGTAACTACAAGGTAAGGTGATTTGATGCAACAGACAATTCCACTGTCGCGCATCGTTGAGCGATGGGCTGAGGCTCTAGCGAACGACGAGGCGTTGACTAAATTTTGCAATGACAAATATGGAAAGCCGGCGCAACTGTATATCGGTTATGACGATGTTGACGCCCCGCTTGAAGATGACTGCCCTTGCATCATATTACTGCCAAGTAGTAAAAGCGAAGGGCTTGCGGATACCTACACATATTCATTAATGATCGTTTGGGGTATTGTCCATGAAGGTGCAACTCGTGTTAAGAACATTATTCGATACGATGGAGCGCTAGAATCGGACAACCTAGGGCAGTTAATTATTGAATGTATTTGTAAGGTGAATCCGGCGTTCCCTGTTATCGACATTGACTATGAATTAGACTCAATGAATTGGCGTCCGGTGTTTACTGGTCGTTTAACAGCTACTATAGAAATTCCGCATGTAATCGGCGGGAATATTGAATATTAAAGGAGGAAATGCATATGGCAACAGTAAAACGTGCGCAGGGCTCTCAGTCCCATGTGGCGATTGCGTTTGAGGCGGATTTTGGTACAACGCCATCCACTGGTGGTGTAATCACGCCAATCATTTCTAGCTCCGTAAAAGCTAGTCAAAATTTAAACGACTCCACAGTAATCCGTGGCGATCGTAATCCCGCAGCGCCATTCCGTGGCAACATTGACACGTCCGGTAGTTTAACCGTGCCTGTTGGTGTAATCGACATCGGATATTGGCTAAAAGCTGCATTCGGTCAACCGACTTCTAATACAACTGGCCAAGCACCAAATAAGAAGTCTGAGCACGTATTTAAAATCGGTAATACGATGCCGTCGTTAACTATTGAACAGGGGTATCCTGACGTTAATGTATTCCAACAATTCGCCGGTGCGCGAGTTAGTAAATTAGGCTTTAAATTTGGCGGTGATGCTGAATTAACTGCATCTGTTGACGTGATGGGCTGTAAGGAAACATTAGCCAGTGCTACATTCGATGCTGCAGCTAAGGCTGTAAATTTCTTACCATTCCAAAATCTTAATGCAACTATCAAAGAGGGTGGCGTTACCGTAGCCAATATTCTAAGTTGCGATATCAACTTTGACTTTGGCTTGGATGGTGATTCTTACGCTATTGGCGGTAAAGGATTTAGAACATACATCGACCCAGGTATTGCGTCAATTTCCGGGACGATTAAAGCGTTCTTCCAAAATAAGGACCTTTTGAATAAGGCGGTTAACGGTACGGAATCCAGCTTGGAATTACGACTCGAACAAGACGACTGGTCACTTACATTTAAGTTGCCTGAACTTGTATATGAAAGACAATCCCCAGGTATCGATGGCCCTAGAGGCGTTAATATCGAATTACCGTTTAAGGCGTACTACCGTGCAGATGCAGGCAAGTCCGCTGCCATCATTACATTAGTTAATAATCAAGAACAATACTAGGAGGTGCCAACATGGCATTTGAAGATATCAAATTAAGAGGCTTAACATTCGCTGAACGTGGTGAATTAATTAAATCTGGTTTAGACCCATTGTATACCCCAGTTCCGGAAGAAGCACCGGATACAGAACGCCTATTACGTTCTCGTGAGCTTGCGCAATGGATTATGCAACACATCTACGGCTTAACCGAAGACGAAATCAACGCAGCACCTGACAATGATCTTATGGAAGTTGCACTCGATACCATGCGCTTTACGCATGAAAAAAAGGCTGAACTCGAAAAAAACTAATTGATGCGTGGAATTGGCTTAACTCCGATAAGCCGAAATACTGCTCTGATTGTATCAAGATGCAACGTGAGACTAAACAGAATTTTGATTGCTCGGAGTGTGAGTTTAATTCCCCGCATCAATTAGATGGAACGAGACAAGCAATGCGAGTATACAACGCTAGTCGTATGCAGCGACGATGGCATTCAGGCGGTATTGCAGGATTCGATATGCCAGCGGTATTAGAAGTGGCGAAGGCTTATGGCATTGAGCCACTACCGCACCTTATCGACTTACTCGTATTATTAGAAGCCAAGGAATTGGAGGTGGCGCACAAGAATGGCCAATAATTTAATTGACATTGTCGTTCAGCTGACAGATAAAAATACGGAAGCCGGACTCAAGAAAATTACAGCTAGTGCTGAAGGCGCCAAATCCGCCCTTGGCAAAATGAAGAATGACCTCATGGCGATAGGTGCTGGTGTCGGTGTTGTAGGCATCGGTGCTAAACTTGCCAAGGAGGCTATCCAATGGGACGTAGCTGTTAAAAAGTTATCAGGCATTACCGGTGCTACGGCAAAAGAAACCAGTGAACTATTAGCAGTGGCCAATTATATGGGCGTTGCTATGGAGGATAGTGCAGGTGCCTTTGCTAAGTTTTCAAAAAACGTCGGAGCGGCCAAAGAGAAAATGGAAGTCGCTCGGGCAGAGGGAAAACTCGGTACTGATATATTCAGCAAATTAGGCTACACGCTTGAAGATATCAAGGGTAAGAATACTGTTGAAGTGTTCAAGATGATACAAGAACGCTTAAGAGGGATGAAGGACGGGGCTGAGAAGACTCGTGTCGAAATGGAACTCTTTGGACGTACTGGGTATCAGATGCACGCCATGCTTAATATGTCCGCTGAACAGATGGACAAAGTGGCTGAACGTGCCAAGGTAATGGGGCTTATCATCGACGATGAGACTGCAGCTAAATCTGCAAAGCTAAATCGGGAATTAAAAGATTTAGAGAATACAGGGAAAAGGCTTGCAGTATCTATCGGCCATGAGTTAGTTCCTGTTTTTAATGATTACGCAAAGGGCGTGTTAGACGTTGCTAAAGAATTCGAGTCGATGACCGCTGAGCAGAAGGAAGCTATCGGCGGAATAGTTAAATTCGGCGCAGAAGCAGGTGCAGTAATCGTAGTTATGAGGTCACTAACCAGCGCACTCGGATTTATGCGATTGGCCACACTTGCTGCTGCAGGTCCTTGGGTAACATTGGCTACGGTAGCAGGGCTCGCAGCTAAGAACATATATGATGCAGTGTATGCATCTAAAACCGCAGGTTCTTATCTAAATGTAGAAGTTGATGGTATGAAGGCCCATCGGAATCTGAACCCCGATAAGGGCACAAGTGAAGCATACATGGCAAACCACGACGGAAGGTATTGGGTTGAGGATAGTTCCTTCTTCGGTCTTTTTAAGAATGACCGCTTAGCTACAAAAGAAGAAGGCGCTAGAATCGATGCGGCTTTAAAGCAAAAAGAAGAGGCGGATGCTGCGAAAGCGAAACTCGATGAAGATCTTGCAAAAGCGAAAGAGGATCTTGCTAATGGTGGAGGGTTAACGAATACCGAAGCCATTAATAAGGCTAATGAGGAAGCGGGCAAAGCGGCGAAGGCCCAAGAAGTTGCAGCTAAGAAAGCCGAACAAGCGGCTGAAAAATTAGCTAGCTCCGTGGAACGTCTTAACGACATGATTCGAAGCCTAACACTCCAATCGTTGGAGATTGACGGTAGTCAGTACGAAATCGATAAGCTCAACGCTAAGAACCAATACGAATCGAACAATAAGAACATTCGAGATATTATTCGTTCCGCAGCGGGGCTTAATAGCGTAGGTGGTGGAAGTGGTGAAGCTTCCGGTGTATTAGCTGCAGCTAATGCTCAACTTGGCAAGGCCTACTCACTAGGTGCTGATGGTACTTGGGCTACGGATTGTGGCAAGTTGTTCGCTGATTCCGTCAAGGAAACCTTCGGAAAGGACGTACCTCGTTATGTTCCTTCCATTATGGACGCGGCAGCAGCTGCGGGCGCATGGCATCCGGCTGGTGATGGATATACACCTCAAGCAGGCGATGGCGTCGTAGTTCTTGGTGATAATCACATCGTAATCTCTGATGGCAACGGCGGATACACTGGCGCTAATTCTAGTACAGGGGTAGTCGCTAAACAGTCTGTCGAAGGTGATTTCGGGGCTGTTACCGGGTATGTAGATACTGCTAAATTGGTAGGCACATCTGCAAGCGTATCGGCTTCTAACGATGCCCTTAAGAACGCTAACGCGCGAGCGTTGGCCAACTCCAACCTAGTGGCCGAGGCAAGGGCCAAGAACGAAGAAGTATATCAAAAGAAACTTGCGGAGGCGGAACGGAATCAAACTATCCGCGTTCGCAAGATGAATGAGGATATTACGAAACTTGACCTTGAACGTACAGGGGATAGACTCCAACTTATCAAGTCTGAGTTCGATGCACAAAAGGCTCAGATTGACGATAACGTTCGCGAGTACACCAAGGCTGTAGGGGACAAGAAACTCGCTGAGAAGAAGGCAGAGGCGGAACGATTGAAACTCGTAGCCGATACTGAGCAGAAAATCAGAGAGCTTGCCTACACACAAACAACTGAAGCATTAGATCATCAGTCCAACCTGGTGAAACTTGGCCACCTTATGCAGGACCAGTCCGACGCCATCTTGGCGGAACAACTGCAAGCCTACATCGACTATTCAAAGGACGAGCTTGCCAATGCACAGATGACGGCTACGCAACGTCTACAGATTGAGAAGAACCTAGTTGAGGCCCAACAAAAGCTATGGGAGATGGCAGGGCGTAACTTGAAATCTCGATTGAAGGAAGCAGCGCGCCAATATCAAGAGGAAACAGTGAATTATGCTGACCTTGCGAAGTCGACCTTTGACAGTACCATGAGTAATATCAATTTGACGTGGACAAGTAACCTCGAGGCTATGGCCACGGGTACGAAGTCTTTCAGTAAAGGGCTTATTAGCATATTCAAGGATATGACGAACAGCATTATTAAGATGATGGTGAACCTATCATTTCAACAATACCTACAGCCGAAGCTGCAAGGCTTATTCGGTGGATTGGTCGGAGGCATAGGGAATATTGGCGGAGGTGCTCGTACATTCTCGAGCGGTAGGTCCTTTAGTTCAGCGTTCAGTAGTCGAGGGTTCTCTAAGTTCGCATCCGGCGGGGTAGCGCCTACAGGTATGACATTGGTCGGTGAAAACGGACCTGAGCTCCTTCAGTTTAACGCATCACATCGTATCTATAACGCTAGTCAAACGCGTAAGATGCTAGGAGGTAATCAGGGGAATAACGTTACTGTTAACATCATCAACCAATCTGGCCAAGCCCTTGAATCTGAGCAACAAAGCTCGAGATTTGATGGAGAAAATTACATCATCGATGTAATGGTTAAAGCCGTAACAAATAATAAAGGAGGTGCGCGGGATGCAATTAAAGCAGCCGCAGGTTAATCATGGCAACATTTCCAAACATTAGATATCCCATATATCCAATTCAAGAAACTACACCGGATATGACCTATAAGGGCCAAGTGGAGAATATGACGATTATTAGTCGTCGTAAGACTACTAAGGCCTTGCGGTCATATAACGTGAATTATAAGGTGCCTACCTCCGAGTACTTACGGCTAAGGTCGTTCTTCGACGAGGTCAACTGCTCGACAGTATTCGAATGGACGAACCCTGAAACGAAAGAAACTATCAAGGTACGATTCAGTGATCAGTTAGACTTCGCAGCGAATGACTACGGCACATGGGTTGGTACTGTGAAATTACAGGAGGCATAACATGTTAACACTTTCAACAGCATCTATTCTGGAGAAAAACAAAATAGACGCCACGGGTATATGGCTCATGCTCCTTGATATCGAATACAAAGGCGATATCGTTCGACTTGTGTATAACACTGAGGATATTACCTTTCAAGGGAACAAGTACATCGCGTTTCCGTTTAAATTAGCGGATGTAAACCATAACTCGACTGACCTTCCAAACGTTAAATTGTCCGTGTCCAATGTGACACGGACTATCCAACGCCTGGCGGAGGATAATCAAGGGTTCACGGGTGCGAATGTCATTGTCCGTGTAATAAATACAAATGTACCTAATGTGTGTGAAGTAGAAGATCACTTTGTTATTACAGGCTCCGTTGCTAATGCTGAATGGATGGAGTTCACACTAGGTACGGATTTTAGCTTTACTCGTCGGTTCCCCTTAGTCCGCATCATGAAGGACTTTTGTCCTTTCAAATTCAAAGGTGTTCAGTGTGGATACAAGGGTACCGAGACCGAGTGTAATAAGACTTTGTCACGATGTCGGGCACTAGGTAATAGCGTTCGTTTCGGAGGCGAGCCAACGATACCACAGGGAGGTCTGTATGCATCTAATAAGTGATATGTCTGATATGCTGGGCACTCCATTCGAGGAACTGAAATGTTGGGATGTAGTGGCCGAGGTGTATCGCCGTAATGGTGTTACACTTCTAAACTACACAGATATTCCTATGGACGAGTGGCAAGAGGTCAAGGAGCCAACAGAGGGAAGTGTCCTGGTCTTTTCTCTTAAAGGTAAAGAACTCGACCACGTTGGCGTGTATTTAGGCGATGGTCGATTCATTCACGCTACTAAGCCAAGCGGTGTATGTATCGAACATATTTCTAAATATGTTCCAAGGCTTAAACATATATACGATAGAAAGGAGTAGCCGATGATTAATGTAGTGCTAGTAAGGAATCCGTTTAAACCGGATCAGCATGAAACACAATACCGCCCTTATAAGGTAAACATGCCATTAAGCTTTTACGCTAAGCAAGATGGCGACTGGGTATACTCCATTAATGGCCAAGAGGCTACGCTCGATACCATTGTTAACGATGGTGATTATATCGTGGCTATGCCTCAAATCGATGGTAAGTTCTTTGGAATTATTTTAACTATAGGCCTTAGTATCGCCACAGGCGGTATCGCTAGTGGTGCTATATTTGGTATTCAAAGTCTAATATGGCGTACAGTACTTTCCATGGCCATTGGCATGATTGGCAATATGCTCGTCAATAAGTTAACTCAGCCAAAGGCTGACCGGTCCCATACGGACTCCGCACAGGCTAATACCTATGGATGGGGAGGGGCAAAAACTGTAACCGGGCAAGGGTACCCTCTAGCCGTTACGTATGGCCGTATGAAGAGCGCGGGGCTCCTCTTATCGCGTCACATTATTAGTGATGGCGAAAAGCAGTACCTCAACCTCTTATATTGTGCCGGTGAAGGCGAGTTATCCAAAATCGAGGATATCCGCATCAACGCCAACCCAATCAGTAACTACCAAGATGTGCAAGTGGATATCCGATTAGGGACTAATGACCAAACAGTTATCCCTAATTTCAACGATAACTACGCGGACCAAGTACTCAACTATGAGTTAAAAACCGGGTGGAGTACGCAACGTGTACAAGGTGACGCGTGCAATGCTATCGAGTTAACTATCAGCTTCCCTAATGGTTTGTATTACTCCAACGATACAGGCGGGATGGATGCTACTTCGGTTACTCTTGATGCTGAAATCCGAAAAGTTGGGGAGGACGAGGAGTGGCATAAGCTACCGCTATCCAACCAAAAGGGTATGCAAGCCTTCGTTAAGAAATCTGGTGACGGATGGTCCTTTACTCGTCAAAAGTCTGATGCGGAAATCGCTGAAGGCGACTATAAGGGCGAGGTTACCGAGGCTACAAACACCGCGTTCTATCGAGTGTACCGATTTGATAACCTCGATAAGGCACAGTATGAAGTCCGTGTTCGTTGCTCCAGTAAGGATGGTAGCTCTATTCGATACAACAATAAAGTGTACTGGAACCAGTTAACGCAGATTATATATGATGACTTCGTACATCCAGGCAAGGCCTTAATTGGTATTAAAGCTTTGGCCACATCGCAACTTAACGGCTCTGACCCTGAAGTGTCTTGGATACAAGAACGCTCCGCCGTGTATGTGTTCAACCCTTATCAACAAAAGTACGAAGTCCAACGCGCGGATAACCCGGCATGGGCGGCGTATGATCTACTTCACATGGCTCGTAAGTTCGGCGATGAATACGTCGTGTTTGGCCAACCTCATGGACGCATGGACTACGATGCATTTAAAGCCTGGGCTAATAACTGCGATAAGAACGGATTCACGTTCAACTATATCTACGATAGTGCTAGCCGGTTATGGGATGCGTTAAAATATCCGGAAAACGTAGGTCGAGGTAAAGTCATTCCACAGGGGACCAGGTTCACCTGTGTTAGTGACTATAAGTCGACACCGGTACAGCTATTTACTGTGGCCAACATTAAGCAAGGTAGCTTTTCCGAGGAGTTCCAAGGAATCCAAAGCCGTGCCAACTCTGTGGAAATCTCCTTCCTTAATAAGGATAAGGATTACGAGCGTGATGTTATCCCCGTGTATGGCGACACCTATGATGAATCGGATACACTTACCAACCCTGCACAAATTGAGCTCATGGGCTGTACTAGCCTAGACCAGGCGTTCAAACATGGTAAGCACTACCTACGATGCAACAAGTACGAGGTGCGTACTGTATCTATTGAAGCGTTCACCGATGCCATAGCGTGTACGATAGGGGATATTATTCTTATTCAACATGACGTACCTGAATGGGGCGAAGGTGGTCGAGTCGTAGCTGTTACAGGTAATACCATTACCCTTGATAAGGAAGTATCGGCATTACCTGGCAAGCAGTACCAATTACTAATACGTAACAACGCTACCGATGCGGTGACTACGTTCACAGTACTAAGCGTGATTGGTCGTAACGTAACGGTTAAGGAAACGATTACAGTCGAACCTGGTAGCGTGTATGCATTTGGTGAGTTAACCAAAGCAGCTAAACTATTTAGAGTGCTAGCTATCACGGAAGGCGGTACAGACCTTACTCGTAAAATACAGTGTATGGAATACTATCCGGAAGTGTATACGAGCGATGATGGCTCTGTTCCTGTTATCGATTATAAGTCTGAGGTCGGTAGCGACATCGAGGATATAGGCCTCGTAAGTGATGTATACGGTGCTAATGGCATTATGTACTCACGAATCGCCGTCCGTTGGCAACTGCCTCGTGATGGTAAGATAACCAACGTAGTAGTTAACTATCGGAACGCTAAAAGCGATACCTGGAAATATGTGGGAAACTTCCCCGCATCACCTAATAGCACAGAGATATCCGATGTACTATTAGGCGCTACTTACGAGGTTAAGGTGCAAGCGATTAACGATTTAGGGCAACTCACCACTGGGGTTACTAAGGAAATCGTGATTCCTAAGATGCAAGCGCCTGGTGACGTGCAGAACCTACACGTCATAAGTCGATATAACCTAACCGCTGATAAGAGCGTGTACTATGACCTTCAAGTGATGTTCGAGCCACCGGCTAATCCTGGCAACTTTGATAGCGCTGAGGTGTGGTACAAACTTAAATCTAAGAATGGCCAAGCCGTAACCGGTCAGGATTGGCAGTATGCGGGAAGTAGTAATAGCCAGGTTATTATCAAGGCTTTGGGCCCTGGTGAAGAGTACGAGGTTAAGGCCGTAGCCGTGGATAGGTTCGGTAATCGTTCCGATACTGCCCAGGTAGTTGACGTCGTAGTCAAGGCTATGGACGAAGTACCGGACATGCCTAAGAACTTTACCGTAGCCTTTAAGGACCACGCCACCGCATCATGGAACGATGTATTGAACGCTGACGTGGACTACTATGAACTACGCACCGATAATGACCCAGGGAAGGATACCAACGCACTACTTGCGAAGGTGAAAGGTACCTCAGCTAATTTACCGCTTACGAAGCGAAGCGGCACGGTGTACTTGTACGCACGAAGTACGCTAGGTAAGTACTCCACGCCGGCAATGTATTCGTATAACTTACCACAGTTAGAGGCGCCTACGTTCGAGGTCAAGGACCAACTCGGAGGGTTTAGCCTGTACTTTGGGGCGAAGCCACCACAGGCTTACGTTATCCGTTGCCACGTTATTGGCGATGATCGTACAGACGATTTAGAGACAACGTCTAGCATGCTCACCTACTCCAATAAAGCCGGGGTATATCGTGTGCGGTGTGAATATGTCGACGTGTTCGGTAGTAGCTTAGTCGCTGAGAAGTCGGTCACTATTAAGGACAGAGTTGATAAGAGCCTACTTGATGCGGAAGCATTAGGGCTAAAAGCTATGGACGAATCAATCCAAGCGATGAGCGCTGAAGTTGGAACGATGAAAACCTCTGTTAATGGGTTCGAATCTAAATTGGTTCAACTTGATAAGGGAATTACCCAAAAGGTAACTGACCTTAATCGGAACCTATCTGGTCAAATTACTACGCTATCCAATGGTATCGACCTTCGCGTAACACAAGCCATCGGTAACATGAGTGGCCAAGATATTGTTAGCCGGATTAACTTATCCCCTGAAGGCACTAGAATCGATGGCAAGATATTACACGTAACAGGCCAAGCACTGTTCGATAATAACATCATCACTGAGGGTATGCTCCAAGCTAACTCCGTGAGTGCGGATAAGATACAAGCCCTATCCATCAGCAGTGACAAGCTTCAAGCGGATAGCGTTACCGCGGATAAGTTAAAGGTTAATAGCCTTGACGCTATCACGGCAACGATTGGTACGCTCCGCACTAAGACGAGTGGCGCTAGGGTTGAAATATCCGATAACTTAATTAAAGTGTTCGATGATAACAATGTACTAAGAGTGAGGTTAGGGGTGTTTAGATGATAATTCTAATAATCTTAATTCTGCTACTATTAGCGATGGCGGTTGCAGTACTACTAATAATAAGGAGAAAACATAAAATGCCACAGGGGATTGAAATATATAACGAATACGGAGAAAAAATACTGTCTACTGATGCGAGGTTGACTCGTTCGTTAATGTGCGTCCCTTGCACATCGTGGACTGGGTCAGCAAAAGTAATAGGTAAACAAAAGGATACAACTACATACGTCATTCCTTTTGTATCCGTTTCTTATAAGGGGAACTTCCCAACAACGAAATTTATCAAAACTTGGATTAATCAAGATACGGTGTACTGGGAATATACACGGATTAATAACCATTTCTTTGATAATGATACGTTGGCGATTGTATTGTTTATAGGAGAATACTAATATGAGCGCAACTTATCTCGAAGTCAACAATGACAAAAATCAAATCATCATTAACGATGAGTACAGAAATTTTAAATTGCACAGCGTCGTGCCAAAAGTTGTTAGCCTATTTTTCAACACCCGTGTTGCGGCTGATGATAGCGGAAGAATGTATTTGAACTTTATTAAACCTATTAATGAAGATTGTGTTATCGCCTCAGCATATGCGCGTCAAGTGTGTATGGTATACCCGCATTATAGAATGCATGCACATCCTCAAGCATTATCGCCAGAATCGTCGGGTGTTGATTGTTATTTATTTGATAACTATACATCTCGGGATACTAATTCTACGGGCAAGATTCGAGCAGGATTGCAGGTATTTAACGAACAGGGGCAAACGTTATTTGATTCAGATTATCCTGCTTTGCGCATATTAGATTATATCGATATTGATATAAATGACTGTAAGCCTTGGCAAGACCCAAAGGATGATCGTTATCTAAAGTTTGGTAATGATATATTGACTCGTTCATACAATGTTCAGTCTATTGCAGTTTGCTTGCTCAACTCCCCCCCATCTCCTTTTGGCCCATCGGACGGCGTGTATTCAGCGGAATACCTTGGTTATGGCGTATCTATCAAAGGCGGAAACACATTGACTCTAGGAGCTACATGGCAAACAGATATAACGACCAAAGATGCGTTAGCAGATGCTGGCGTTGATTCGCGCCTAAGGTTGCTAGTTGCCGACGTAAGTAATCTTAGGAAATCGTAATTTGATATATGAATGAGAGGCACATCTTATGATTGAACAAGACATCACATTATACGCGGGGCAGGACTTTGGCATGACGTACGTCGTACCGCCTGGCTCCGATATGGACCTAAGTCAATACGAGGCCGTCTGCAAAATTCGTAAACGGCCATATGATGATATGAAATTAGAGTTAACACCTGTGATACAGTCTAAACAGGTAGGGTTCTTCATTAGTGGAAAGGATTCCGCTAAAGCCCAATTAAAGGGTGGCGATTACCTGTACGATGCGTTTATCTACAATGATCATAAGTGGATAAAGCTCGGATGGGGTACAGTCACCATCGTTCCAGATATTTCAATGCATAAATAAGGGGGCATATGATTATGGAAACAAATGAATTAATTTTAAAACTAGATAAGGAAACTACAATTCCACTTATCGAGGGCTTAGGTAAAAGCGCCTATGCTATTGCAGTGGCTCATGGGTTCAGAGGTACTGAACAGGAATGGCTTGATAGTCTGAAAGGTTTACAAGGCCCTCAAGGTGACCCTGGTCCAAAGGGCGAACCTTTCCGATATGAGGACTTTACGCCAGAGCAATTAGAGGCCTTGAAAGGCCCTAAAGGTGATGACGGGCTAAGTGCGTTTAATATCGCTCAATTAAACGGATTTCAAGGTACATATGTTGAGTGGCTAAAATCGTTAAAAGGCAAGGACGGCGCAAGTGCTACGGCTGAAAAGGCAGCAGAATTTTTTAAACGAAAAAATATATATGTAGAAAATTCTGATATTGACACAATATTATCTACACTGCTTGAACGATTAGACGGCTTGATTCCAGCGGACGATTATGATCCATTAACCTACCTGCAACCGTTAAAAGGACAAACTACTTTAGCTGTACAAGGTCAACTTCATTTTAAAGTCAGTGTAAATGGTGGCGATAAGCATGTATTTGAAACAAAAGGTTTAGAATTGCCTATTGCTGCATTCGGTGAATACGATATTACATTGAAGTATTATGACTTAATCGATAGGGAGGTTAGTACAGTTACAGTATCGGGCGTTACAGATAATGAGGGTACGCCGGATGATACTTATGAGCAAAACGGTGCTAAATATGCGCTATATGGCAAGCGTCTAATCGTGAACGTATCTAACTATAATGGAAGTGAATATAATCCGTTTGTATTCATGGGCAAATGGACATTTGATAAAGTGGATACTATCACAATCAATACTAATAAGGCTAAAAGTTTACATCTCGGCACTATCGGTAATAACAGCATATTAAATTTAGGTAACAAACCTATATATGTTACTAACCCAGAACTTATCTTTTTGAAACCTAATACATCTTTAGCTGGTCAAGCAGTGAACATCGGTACGTTGCAACAGGGGCCTACTATGACGCACTTTAATAGTTCCGAATATAGCTGGTCAAGCAGTGAACATCGGTACGTTGCAACAGAGGGAGAGTGGGGTCATCTATAATTAACCAAACCACAGGGGGAAACAATGCAAGCAATAACAGATTTTTTATGCGAGGCTTGGCGGACACTGACGGATTCGTTTGTACTCAAAGCCTTGCTTGCCGTTATCGCCGATGTGGCGATATATATGATTGGCTTAAAACATGTGCAGGTGCTAGGGATATTCATATTACTGGTATTCCTAGACCTCATCACAAAATGGGCGGCTATTAGCTATCAAATGCTTATTGATATGGGGGCGAACCCAGAGAATATAAGCGGGTATGATAAATATATAGCCATTCCTGGAGCCTGGGGTAAAGGATTAATCTCATCTAAGCATATGCGAAAGCCCTTTATTACAAAGGTGCTAACATATTGCTTAGCAACGGCTGGGGCGTGGTGTTTTGATTTTATGAGTGGTCAATATGCTTTTGCAGTCAATCTAGTTTGGCTATATCTTGGCTCGGTTGAGTTCCTGTCTATCCTCGAGAATATGAGGGACGGCGGAAATAGCACAATCGCAGGGCTTTTGGATGTAGTGCATTCTAAGATTGACATGATTTTAAAGAAATAAAGGTTTGTAAGCCACGCTTACATTGTGTGGCGTGGCTTTTATGCTTGAATTTTAAAAATAACGATAAAAGCACTATAAAATTATCGTTAAAAGCAGAAATAGAGGTGCATATAATGAAAATTGGCGAATATTTCAACGATTATGAATTTTCTTGTAAGTGCGAAAGGCATGGCGTAGATAGTAGCGGTCATAACGTACTAGACCATGTCATTGACAAGCGACTAGTTGATTTACTAGATGCTATCCGTGAACGCTTGGGCGTTCCTATCTATATCACAAGTGGCTATCGTTGCGAGGCTCACAATGAGGAAGTAGGGGGCGCGCCTAACTCTTACCATACGCAAGGGGTGGCCGCCGATATTACATACGACGGTATCGATGTAGATTACCTCGCACAAGTGGCCGAGGAGTGCGGTGCCGACGGCATTGGTAAATACTACCATCAGGACTTTGTACACGTTGATGTGCGCGGGTATGCGGCACGTTGGAATGATTTGGATTAAAGGGGGTTATTATGTATGCAAAAATTAAGACATACCTCGAAACGCTTAAATCTAAGGTTACTATGCAGCGCCTTATTATTGGTGTTATTTGCGTGCTGTTCCTCTATGGCGTTGGCAGCCTCGCAAGTGGATATTTCACAGCCAGAGCCAACTATCAGCGTGCCATTGAGCGATTGGAACAAGCTCAAGGAGCACTTGAGGATAGCCGACGCCTCAATCGAGAGCTCAACAAACTCATTGAAACAAGCCGACAGCTTAACAATGACGCAGGCGACAGAATTAAAAGAATTGAGGGTTATCAACAGCGAGAGGGCGAAAGCCTTAACCGAATTGAGAGCAATCAACGAGAAACAGGGGAAAGAGTTAGCGAAAGCCTCGAACAAAATAACAGAGCAAGAGCAGAGCTTAATTCTAGCCGCGAACTCATTAGGCGAATTGAAGAACGAAATCAAGAACAATAGACGAACAGAGCAACGCTTGCGGCGTCAACGTGATACATTGGTTTTCTAATTGGTGCAGCTGGCGCTATTCGATGAAATCGAGGTGATCCAATTATCTCCTGATCATGAGCAGGTGGACTCATGGTAGTATAGTTTTGATAAAATGCAGAAGAGCCTACTAACTTAGATAATATCTAGGTTGGTAGGCTCTATTTTTGTTTGTAAAAGTATAAATAAGTACTTGATTTTATACCCTATATAGGGTATAATAAAGGTGTAGAAAGGAGGTGATAAATATGGACATAATAAAAGAGCTAACAAGCTTAGTAAATGAGTTAACGCTACTGACACTAGCAATCATCATTTTAAAACTTGTTAGCAAAGAGTAAAAAGCAGGCGGGTGAAAGCCCCGCCACCTTCTCAACATCATTGTAAATCAACGAGGTGAATTATGCAATATTTAGAATGGCTGATTAATATAGCAACTCTGATTGTTTTGATATTAGTAATTAAACGTTTAGTTAGAAGGTGATGAAATTGAAATTTGAACTAGATGATATTATGACAACACAAGAGGCTGCAGAGCGGTGGAATGTTACTGCTGATTCATTAAAACAGAATTGTAGAGGTCGTGTAAAGAATGGATTTAAGGAGGGCGAGTTTAAGAAGTCTGGGAAAATGTGGCTAGTTACACGGCAAGGTATGGAACGGTTATACGGAAAAGAATCCGCTTTAAGTAGTGTAATAAAAAGCGTGTCAGACGCTCATTAGGCCTCTAAATCTCTGCAAAATTTGTAA